ATATGCCAAGATGATAACAAAATCCTTTTAGCAGGGCTCTCCAAATATTATGTTGCCCAGATATTTATTCCGGCCAGACAGTATGAAGATCCTGAAAAAACACAGCCAGTGCCTTTCAGCATGGACAATGTCACGTTGAAACTGTGGAAATTGGAGGTGTAATCGTGGCGACTTATAAAGACTTTGAACTCGCAGTAGCCCTTTTGAGCGGCGGAACCAATACGGTAATCTATGATGATGTTGGCCTTCCAAGCATTATGGTGAGGTTCGACAAAAAGCTCATATCAGAATTGATTGATGGAGGAAGCAATGGCCCGCATCCGGCATTTCTAGTCGAGGGAGTAGAAGTGCCGGCTTTTTATTGCTCAAAATATCAGAACATCGTATATAAAGGCAGAGCATATAGCTTACCGCTTCAGGATCCTGCAGCAGGATACATTGATGCATCGGATAAAGGATCTGCTCCAAGCAACGGAGTAAGCTTTGATAATTCAAAAATATGGTGCGAGGCCAAAGGCTCCGGATGGCATTTGCTAACTAATGCAGAATGGGCAGCTATAGCTTTATGGTGTAGAAAAAATGGATTTATGCCAAGAGGCAACAATAACTATGGAAAGGATATTAGCGCTGGATGGGAACATGGTATAGAAACCTACGACAGAGGCGACCCATATAAAACATATCGTGTGGCAACAGGATCTGGACCGGTAGGCTGGTCTCATGATGGGACTCCGGCCGGAATATGGGACCTTAATGGCAATGTTTGGGAATGGGTAGGTGGTTATCGAACAGTAGATGGCGAAATACAAATCATTCCCGATCATATAGCTGCTAAACAAATAGAACAGACATCAGCTAGCAGCAGATGGAAAGCAATCCTCCCGGATGGTTCTCTTGTAGAACCGGGCACTCCGGGAACACTTAAATGGGATTTCTTAACCAAACCATCAGGAAGCAGTGGGTTCCAATTCCAGCTTGTAACAACCATAACTAATAGGCCGGATGACGATCTTCCATATGGATCTAATAGCTTTGCAGCTCTTACTGCAGCATCAGGAGTAACGGTACCGGAAATCCTTAAGTCTCTTGCTTTATTCCCTGCAGACAGCGGAGATCATGGAGGAGACTATATATTCATGAGGAACCGAGGAGAGCGCCTCGGCTATCGTGGTGGCAACTGGTCCGACGGTGCCGACGCCGGTGTTTTCTACTTGAACGGCCACACTTCCCGCTCCTACGTCGACGACATCCTCGGCTTCCGTTCCGCTTATATCCCGGGAATCTGATATCTGGAACCCTGAATATCTGGTTTAGGGAGCCGAAAGGCTCCCTTTTCACTTTTACCACGGAGGGATTGAATGGAAGAGCTGAAGATACTGCAAAAGACATATGACATGATTAAGTATGGAAATCAGTGCCTTCTGCAATTCCCGAGAGCAGAGCGGTAATGCCCTCGCGGCGGAAATAAAGCAAAGCATGTATAAAATTTTGAGGCTGATCATCCAGGCCAATAAGCAACGCAACAAGAAGCAGCTCCAGATGGAAATAGATACGGAGCTGGATGTATTGAGGACTTTCATCAGGCTTGCAGCTGATAAGGAGACCAAATACCTACCACTCCGAAAATATGAAATTTGGAGCAAGCAGTTGAACGAAATAGGTAAAATGCTTGGAGGCTGGATCAAAGCCACAAATTAAAAAAACATCGGGGATAGGTCGAAAATCTGGGGAGGCTCGCGTATCGCGGTGGCAACTGGAGCTTCGGCTCCAACGCCGGGGTGTTTGCTCTGAACCTCAGCGGCGCCCGCTCGAGCTCGCTCGACCACCGTGGGTTCCGCTCCGCTTTTGTTCTGTAATCTGAACAACTGTAATCTGAATAGGCCTGCGATAGCAGGCCTATAAAATTACAATTTAAAAGGAAATAAAAAATTTACGTAAAAAGCTTTGCCAAACTTTTGTATTTACAAAGGGAGGGGATAGCATGAGAAAAAATACATCTAGGGCAGGGGGCGATACGTATGCCGGGACCTGAACTGGCTCAGTACGGTATTGGCTTCTTTGCTGTGGCTGGACTCTTATATATAGTGACTAAATTTTTAGACAAAAAGAAGGATGCAGGGATTACGGAAGTCATTAAAAACAACACAAAAGCTTTGGAACAGGTAACTTCTGTAGTTCAGGCTATCCAACTTTCACTCACACGCCAGGAAGCCAAAATTGATGAGCTGTTGGATAGGGCAAGGAGGTGAGTATTACGAATTACATAGTGGACCACATACCCAAAACAACACCTTACAAACGTCGCCCTGGCATTGCTTTGACTCCGCAGTATATTACGATACATTCGACAGCGAACCTAACCAGTACGGCAAAAAATGAGCGTGATTGGTTGGTCAATAAAAACAACACAGTTACGGCAAGCTGGCATATTGCAGTGGATGAAAATCAGGCTGTAGAAGCTATACCTTTGAATGAAGTTGCTTACCATGCTGGCACCAAAGCAGGGAACAACTCCAGTATTGGCATTGAGATCTGTGAAAGTGGAGACAGGCAAAAGACTCTGCAAAATGCAGCTCAATTGGTTGCAAAGCTGCTGAAAGAGCGCGGTTGGGGAGTGGACAAACTTCGCAGACACTATGACTGGAGTGGTAAAATATGCCCTCGGATTTTCTATGATAACGGCAAGTGGACAGGTTGGGAACAGTTTAAGGAAGCTGTTCAAAAGGAACTTTTCGGAGGTGATAACATGACACAGGATAAAAATCAGCCTTCCGACTGGGCAAAGGAAGCGTGGGAATGGGCTAAAAAGGAAGGTATCACAGACGGAACGGATCCGCAGAGAGTTGCCACACGTGAAGAAGTCATAACCATGCTTTACCGTTGTTTTAAGAAGGTGGGCAAATAATGAAATTCTCGAAAGCAATAGTGACATTGGTTATATTGCTTAATGCTATTTTTACAGCTATAGTACTTTTTATTTTTTATAGGACCCAAGTTGAGCCGATGACTCTAATTGGCGCCTGGTTCAGCTTCACTACGGTAGAGCTTTGGGCACTAGCCGGAATAAAGAAAAAGGAAGTTGAAAAAGGAGATGAAAAGGATGAGTAACCTCAAGCAAAAGCTGACAAGCCGTAAATTCTGGGTAGCCGTTGCAACGGCTATTTTTATTATCCTTTCTGAGGGATTAGGTTGGAATATAGATAGCGATCTGTACTGGAAGTTAATTACTCTTGTTCTCGGTTATATCTTTGGTGAAACAGCAGCTGATATCGCGAGAGCGAAGAGCAGTGAAAACTCAAATACATAAATCCTCCCTGTTGCACTTGCCCCGGCTTAGGCCGGGGTAATTTTTTTGTTCATATTCGAACAGGTGTTTGCTATAATAACCTATGGGTGATTCTATGAAAACTCTCATGCAACCCATAGACATGATTTCCTGTACTTACATGAACGGCGGAGCTCCTCAGCCTATCAGATTCAAATCGAAAGGCAAAGACGGCCATGACGTTGTAGTGTCCATCGACAGAGTTGTCTCTATAGAACTTGAAAAGTTCGCTGAAAATCCAATGTACCGATATACATGCAGGGGAATTATTTCAGGGAAAAAAACGGTAGTTTGAGTTGAAATTCGAGATTAACACTTGTAAATGGTTATAAAATAAGCCGATTCAGCTACATTTTTCTCTTGTTGAAATTGCCCCGACTTCGGACGGGGTTTTTTGTTTTGTTTCCATTAATAGAGTATAATTTAGATTAAGTTAATTGTTTACAATTTGTTTATAAGGAGGATAATTATGTTGACTGATTTGTACAATGAAATCGATGCACCAGAATTGAAAGGTAAGGATATTGTACTTCCTGAAGATTCAACATTATATCTTTCTGAACGTGGCGAGTTATTTGCTTTTACAGGTATTTATAAAAAAGATATTAAAAGGGATGTACTTTTTGAAAGCTGGCCTTATTACCTTGTTGGCAAACACACAAAGAACATTGATAAGTATATGAATGGCCTATTTCGTATTAAAAAAGGATGTATTCTTATATCTGCATTCCTTGATCATGAAATATATGCAGATAAAAAATATAAAAAGCTTACTGATTATTATATTAAACTACCAGTAGCAAATGATTGATATTTTGGTGTTGTTAAAAGGGAAGGAGATGAATTAATAGAAGATGAAGAGCTGACTCGGCAATGCTTTGGATTAACTTATGCTGAGTTAAGTTATTTTTTAAAAATATATGCTGAAAAAATGGGTATCTTGAATCAATATGTGCAATATCCACGAATAACTCGGTCAATGAATAAAGATATTTTTGTGATATTACTGGATTGTGGATTCCACCTAAATTTCCTTATATTACCTTCAATAAGGAGTATGATTTTTCCCATGTTTCATTATATGGTTTTTATCGTTTTATAGGAGCAATGCTTTCCACTGGTTTCAACATTATTCAGAGACTTCTTGAAGATAAGTCTTTCTGTACAGAAATAATAAAGCAAATTAAAAAGGTAAATGATTATTTTCCTTTTGATATTAAAGCAACCCGTGAATATATATGGCCAATGAATATCTTAAAACTATAAATCACTGATAACCTAATGGCACCAATTCTTACGTACCATAAGGTTATCAATGTTTTTTTGGTA